CTCGACCTGCGCCGTTTCCTCGGGGGTCAGGGTGATCCCGGCTTGGCGGTACTGGTTCAGCAGGTCCAAGGCGGCGGCGGTCTGCTCGTATTGGGCTTCCGACACCTTGTAGGCGGCGATCAGCTTTTCGTTGTCGGCGACTTCCTGCTGAACCCCGGCGGCGATCTTATCGCGGGCCTCGGACAGTTTAAGCGCGTTGTCCCAGGCCTCGGCCTCGGATTGATGCAGTCTCTCCAACGCCGCATTGGCGGCCTCAACGCCTTTGCTGGCGTCATAGAACGATCCTGCGGCAGTGGCGATCCGTTGGCCGGCCTCGCTGGTGGCAGCCGCACCGCTTTTCTGAACCTCGTTGTAGATAAATTGTTCCCGGCTGGTGCGGGAAAGCTGCGCCTCCTGGAATTGGAGTTGCTTAATGGTTTGAGCAACCTTTTCCGCCTGCTTTTTCTCGGCGTCGGTGGGACCGGTTGACGTCGTCTTTGCGGATACCGAAGGAAGCACCAAAGCCTTTTGTGTATCCGTTGCCGTCCCATTGATAACCGCCAGTGCGGCTTCAATTTCCTGCAATTCCTGCTTCGCAGTGGACAAAGGAGCCGCCCATTCCGCCATGGCTTGCGCTAGCGGCTTAAGGCGGGGTTCCTGATCAGCGAGGGCGGATGTCTGAGAAAATAGCTCAGACGCAGAAATAGACCCATCGAGATAAGCTTTTTGCAGGTCACGCACCGGCGCAACCAATGCCTCAGAATCCTGCTTCGACATACCCGTTTCAAAAGCCACACGGTCTATCTTGAAGTTTCCAGCGCGGGCATAGATTTCCTGTTGAGCGATTGCGGATTTAACCGCATCAGACGCCGCCTCCAATTGCGCCTTGCGTAACGCCTTGACTTCCGCCGTCAGGTCTTTGACCTTGCCCGTGCTGACGTCGATGATACCGTTGAAAGAAGTCATGGCCCTGGAATGTGCTTCGGTTGCCTGTTCCGCCGCGCTTTGATGGGTCGCCATCAAATAGATGGCAGCCGAGGCAGCGGCGATGGACGCGCCGACAGGACCGCCGATCAAGGCCAGTGCCGCCGTCAGCCCGCGCATGGCCAGGGATGCCGTTCCGGTGGCGGCGGCCATGGCGACCATGCGGGCCGTCGTGGCGGTGCCGAAGGTGTTCAGCATCGACAGGCCGGCAACAGCGGAAATGTTCGCTGCCTGGAACGCGGCGATGGATGTGGCGGCAGTGCGGGCGACAACCATGCCGCCGATGGCGGCGGCAGCGGCACCGCCGACATCGGCGATGGTTCCCAAATTCTCGGAAGTTCCAGAGATGGCTGAATTCAGCCCCTTGAGCATTTCTTCCATGACATGATTAGCCCCCATCAATCCGATGGTGACCAGTAGGTCATCGAAGGAATCCTTCAGGTTGGACGCCAGACCGGACAGGTTGACCATGCGCTTGTCCATGGCGCCGCCGAAATTGTCGGCGGACAGTTTGCGCAGGTAAGCATCAATGGCGTCGGCCGTTTTATTGACGGTTGTTGTGACGCCCTTGAAAGTGAAAGCGACTTTGTCGCCCTGGCTGCTGGCACTGATGCCGAATTCCTTCAGGCGTTCGAATTCCCCGGTGGTGGCATCAGCAACCGCCTCGATAACATCGGTCAAGGTCTTGTTGGGAACTGACGACGCGATGTCACCCCAAGCGGTCAAGGCCTCGTTGGATGGATCAAGACCAAGGTTCTTAAGCCGGGTGAACGCCGTCACCACCTCGGCCAATTCATAAGGGGTTTGCTTGGCGAATTCGCGAATGCCGGCAAAGGCTATTTCGGCACCCTTGGCCGATCCCATGGCGGTTTCCAGACCGGAATGCAAATCCTGGAAACGCGAATTGACATCGAACAGGGACCGCGACAGTTCCGCGACACCGACACCGCCAGCCAGCGCGGCGATACCGCCCTTGGCGGTCGCCATCACCGACGCCATTTGCGCGTCCATGTCTGACATATGCTTTTTCCACTGCCGAGCGGAAGAGGCCAAAGCCGCATCCGCCTTGGCCAGTCCGGTGGTGAACTGGGCGCTGTTCGCCGCCAGATCGACGGCGACTTTGGCGACGGGCACGGTTGTTGCCATGGCGTTTCTCCAACGCAGGCCCCCAGGCGGCGACGGACGCGGCCTGGAGCGGGTGATGTTTGGTGGCGGTGTGCGGGAAATGAAAAACCCCGCCGGGATACGGCGGGGTTTGGACACAATTTGTCCCGGCTATACTGTCAATATCCAGCGGCCATGTCAACGACCGGCACGGGAAATGACTATTTGAGCGGAGCGTATCTGCCGTGATCTTCTGCCATTGCCTCGACTATGCGGCACAGGGTGAGCACGTTTGATGTCGCAACCATGATGGCGCTGCGCAAACGGACGATATCAACGGCCATAGAACACAATTCATCGTAATTGTCGGCATTTTGATCGTCACGCCGCGCCCGTTGTCTGAACGTGTAATCCTTGAGGTTGACGACGGTTCCCATGGTCAGACCTCCCCTCACGCGGCCTTGCTGCGACGGCGACGGCTGAACTTCAGCACCATCTGGCCGGCAGCGGCGACATTGTGATCCATCACGAGGCGAATGCCGCGCTCTGCCATGTAGGCATTCGCGAAATCACGCGGGAACAGCCACACCATACTATGCGGGCAACGTCGCAGCGGAACCGGCGGAATGCGTGTCAGAGCGCGAACGCGCAGTTCGTGACCCACCGTGGCATTCAAGCTACGGCGCCCCTTCTGGACCGCCTTTGCCTCGTCCAGCAGTTCGCGGACGCTGACATATTCCAGGGCGGCGACGCGACCATCGGAGGCCAAAATCAATTCGTTGATGCGGCGGTCCTGTTCCTCCATGGCGTTGCCCATCAAGATCAGCATCTTCTCAACGCCCAGGGCGGTTTCGCCCAGTTTCAGCACGGCACGTTCAATTGGCTCAATGCGCTTGGCAAGAACCGCCTTGACGATTCCGCCAACTTCTTTGGCCGTCAGAGCGTCTGCCATTTCTTCAGCGGTGGAGAGTTTGCCCTCCATCCGCTCGCGCACCACCGTATTGCACCACATGTGGAACTCTGGGGAGAGATACTTCGCGTAGGCGAGCCCAATCTGCCAGTGTGCTTCGGTACGGCCATTTCTTCCCGTCTTGGTCGCCACTAAATTGCCGTGATTCCCGGCAATAAGCTGGACGTGCTCAATGAACTCTTTGCTGCTGGTCAGGGCCAACCAGTCATTCGGGCCGCGCCCGCTCTGGCTACCCGCCGCTTTCCACATATCCGTAAGGTTCAGGCGCTCGCCAATGGCACGAACTTCAGTTCCGTTGTAAACGAGCGCAGTTTTTGGCATATCATGGTTAGTCATTAATCACCTCTGTGACAGGTGTTTAGTGGTTTGCAGTCCGCCTCCTACAGCGGTCTGCGGCTTCCCGAGGGTTGGGGCTGGTTCCTACGACTGCGCCCCACCCTCGGATCGCCCTTCGGCCTCGACGGCCTCCAAGCCCTTTTCGATCAGACGGCGGAGCGCTTCCGATTCCGCGCCAATCTCGTTGCCGAAGCGGTAGCGCGAAATACGCCGCGCCATCTCCTTGGGAACCTGGGTGACCTTACGTTCTGTAGTTTCCGGGTTAATTCCCATTTCATCCTCTACGCGATTAATGTTCCAATGAGACAAAGTGATACACTGATACAAAGTACCAGCCAATCACTGGTTCACGGTTATCATTGCATCTGGTAGTGTAAGTGCATGGCAAAACCGAAAAGCATGGCTGGCCGAAAAATGGTTTCCCTGCCGCCAAACCTATGGGAGGCGCTGGAGGACTATCGATTCGAGAACCGCATCAACACAGAATCTGAGGCAATCCGCCGCCTGATCGAAGCCGGCCTGCGCCTCGATCTGGTCGAGGCCCGCGCCCTATCGCTGGAAAAGCAGATCATCGAAATGGCGGAGCGGGCCGGTATCGCCGGGGCAGAACTGGACGAAATCCGCGCAAAGCTTGCCATCAGCCGCCGTCTGGTGGGGCCATTTGTCCGTGATCCTAAATAGATTCCATTCCATGGCTGTGGCATAGTTGGCCGCGACAACCATGGAGGGTGTGATGAGATTTTTTGCCGCCATAGCCATTGCCCTTGTTTCTGCCTGCACAACGTCAGGATCGCAAATTCCTCCCGGGCCGAAGGCGTGGCAGGACGGATATGCTCAGGGCTGCAATAGTGGTTTTGCGGCGGCCGGAAATCCATACTATCGCTACACCAAGGATGTGGTCAGGGTGCAAACAGACCAGACATTCGCCATGGGCTGGCAAGATGGCTATAACGCGTGCAATGCACGGTACAACGCCATCAACTCTCGCTATTGATTAGCCTCCTGACCGGCTTGGCCCGGCTGGTGCGGGTGCTGGTGGCGGTGAAGAACAGAAAGCCGCCGGGCATGGACTGACCCCCTCGCGCAATGACACTTCTGTCTTTTTTGCTTGACCGCAGGACAGAAGTGTCCTATTGTTACCTCATTGAGCAACGAGGAACGAGGTGACATGAACTCAAAACAATTTCTGAGGTTCTTGCAAAAGCAACACGGGATCATCGCTGAAAGCAAAACGATGACAGGGCATAAAAACCTGATAAACCCGGAAAACGGCAAGACATCGCAGATACCGATGCACGGCGGCAGTAAACAGCTTGGCACCGGGTTAATGAACAAAATCCTGAAAGACTTGGGCCTCCGCTAGGAGGCCCACCCTTACGGGAAAATTTCATAAAAGTACGTCTCAAATAATATTCGGAATAACAACAATGTACTATCAAATCGCCCTTGAACCTGACGACAACGACACGCTGCTGGTGACCTGTGCCGCGCTGCCCGAGGTCACCAGCTTCGGCGACAGCGAAGAAGACGCCCGCCGCCACGCCCAGGACGCCATTTCCGCCGCCCTGGCGGGCCGCGTCCAGCGACGCCAGGATATCCCGGCGCCGCTGGACGGCCCCGGCCCCGACCGGGTCATGGTGCCGCCCACCCTGGCGGCCAAGGTGGCGCTGTATCGGGTTTTACGTGAAAGCGGGGTAAGCCAGACCGATCTGGCCGGCCGGCTGGGCAAGGATGCCAAACAGGTGCAACGCCTGTTGGACCCCGCCCACCGGTCCGCCCCCGAGGATCTGGCTGCCGCCCTGGCCACCTTGGGGTGGCGCATGGAAGTCAGCTTTCGTCCGGCTGCGTAAGGTGGCTAGGCCTTGTTCGCAATTGCTTCACGCCTTCTTAAACTGCCGGCCGATCTTGCCGAAGGTGGCCTTTAGGCGGTCATCCAGCGAGGTGGCTTCTTGTGACGGTTTGCCGGTGGACAGAAGATCCTTCAGCGGAGGCATCTTCTTGACCCGTCCAAGCACGGCGCCATGCCAGGCGGCGCAGATCAGTTCGTCATGCAGGTGACGGCGGTGATCGGCTTCCGCCTCCATGGACACCGCGAGTTGCCACGGCGTCATCAGCCAAAATTCCGAGGCGGCTATGCCTGCCCGGTGAGACGCCGCCAAAGCTTGCCGCACCGGGTCGGCATCCCCTGGTGCGGCGGCGGAGGGTTTTCCGGCACCATGTCCTTGGGGATGCCATCCGGCCCGAACCAAGCGGCGGTCAACGCCGTTTCGATGGCGGCGATGGTCGGCTTGATCGGCGGCGACGCGGCGGTGACGCAGTCGGCATTCCAATCGGAATGATGACGGCGCAGGCCGATAGCGACCAGTTCGGCCAACTTGCCGAGATCGCCGGCCAGCGCCGCCGCTTGCCCTTCGGTTCCCAGGCCAGACCGGATGGCCGAGATGGCCAGCCAGTCATAGGCCAGGGTCAGGTCATGGCCACCGATGCGGATCGCCACGTCGCCGGTATAGTGATTGACCGCCGGCATCGGCTTATTCCTCGCCCGTCCAGATGGCCGCGCCGGAAACCCGGATGGACGCCGAAGCGGTGACCTTGCCGTCGGCCTCGCCAGTCGGACGCATGTTCTTGGCGAAACCTTCGAAGGTGCAAGACCAAGCCGTCTGCGTCGCCGTGGCGTCGGACAGCATCAGGATAAACGACTGAAGCTCGCCGCTGGCCTGGGCGGCGCGGAACGCCTTTTGCCCAGCATCGCCACGAAGGAAGTTGACGTCGAACGAGACCTCGCCGTTATCGACCAGGGCGGCGCGGAACTCACGGGCGGTCGAGTCCATGTTGGTGACGTCGACTTCGCCGGCCTCGCCGCCGGGGCCTTCGAAATTGTTCATCTCTCCGACGCGCAGGTATCCGGTGATAGTGAAGCTGGCGGGGGTGGCGTCGGTGGTCAACACCGCCGGGGCAACGATCTTGAATCCGCTGGTCCCGGGATAGCCCTTGGTCTGGCCAGCGACAGTCATGATGGTGCTGGTCAGAGTGGTAATGACATAGGGACCGGGGTTGTCGACATCCGAGGTGGTGACGATCATGCCGACGGCGTAATCGGTGGTCCAATCGCCGGTAGCGCGTTCGATGGTGGCGGCGGTGGCGTCGAACTCGACGGATACCGAACCGGTGACGGACTGGATGCCCAGCTTGGTGTACTGAGACGTGATCGCGGACGATGACATGCTTTTCTCCATGAAAAAAGCCGCCCGGAGGCGGCCTTGCGGTTAACGTGTAAGGGATGCTTACAGGTTGGCTATTCGCCGTGGGTGACCATGAAATCCATGCTGACCCGGTACAGAACCGGGTCGATGTCGTCTTCGAACAAATCGCGGTCGGTCATCAGGCTGATGCCGCCGATCCGCACCGCGCCGGAAGTGGTGGTGACGGTACCGGCGTAGCCGTCCAGGTTTTGCCGGATCGCGTCGGCCAAGGCCTTCGCCGCGGCATAGGTGGTGGCGTAGCAATCGACCTGGATGCGCGGCTGCGCCGTCCCGGTCGGGCCGTCGAAACTGCGCCACCGGTCGCCGCTGATCCGCTGATAGGTGACAAAAGGCTTCGTCACCTTGGGCGGCGCTTTCAGCGGATAGATGCGGGCCCCGACCAGGGAAGAGACGGCAGAGGTATCCTTGAGGATGGTGTAGATTGCGATCTCGCTCACGGCGGGCTCCAAAGAAAAACCCCGCCGAAGCGGGGTTACGGGGTCAGTCTTTATTGCGTCCTGGGGATTATTTCCGTCCCAGCTTTTCACGCAAAGCCGTCAGGCATTCGCCGTTTGTCGGAACCTTTCCGCCAGAAAGGTCCATCCCGAACCACTTTTCCCAGAAAGCGCGGTGATCGGCGTCGGTTTCGCACATGACGAATTCGCGGGTGGCTTCCTCACCGAGAAGCTGAATCCCAGCAGCAATCCGGCACTTGATATCGATCTCGCGTGATTCCTCGCGTTGATTGAACAATCCGAACATCGCTGACCTCGAAATTATGACATGCCGCGATATTAACGTGATCCTGATGGTTTCGCCAGCTTGACCGCTTCGCGCTCGACGCCACGGGCGAGGCGTTCCTTGATCCGCGCCACCGCCTTGTCCCAAGCGCCATCAACGGCGGGACGGAACCATGGCTGGGCCGGTTGCCGGCTGGTGCCGAATTCACGCCAGAAGCCTTGCGGGGAATCCCCGGTATCGACGCGGTATTCCGCCTGATCCTTGGGGATTCCCCGTTTCAGGCGGATGACCCGGATATTGGTTTTCAGTGGCCCGAATTTCTTGGCCAGGGCGGAAGGCTGGTCACCGATGGGGGCGGCGCGGCGCACCGCCAGACGCAGGACAGAAGCCCCGGCACGGGTGGCCTGCCGCAAGACGCGGCGCTGCACGTTCTGCGGCAGCTTCTTCAGGATGGCGCGGGCGTCGGAAAGACCGGTCACCCGTGATTGCGTCAGCTTGGCCATATTCAGGTCGCCGCCTTGACGCGCAGTTCCAGGCCGTCGCGGCGGTCGATCTCGGTGACATCGAGGATTTCCCAGGACTTGTTGTCCCAGGCCACCCGATGTTGGGGGGTGACGTCGGCCCGCCAGCGGATGTGAAAGCGACCCTGGGTTTCGGCATGCACGGATCCTGCGGCGAAGCGTTCCGATCCTGCGCCCGGCAGCCATCGCGCCCAGACCTGAGCCAGTTCCGTCCAGGTCTCGGTGACGCCGCCATATTCATCCTGGCTGGTGGTCAGGGCCTGGATGCTGATCAAGCGGTCAAGCGTGCCGGCATTCATCAGGCGAAACTCCACACCCGAAACGGCGACAACAGCAGAGAGACCGTCGGCAGTTCAGCGACGATGTTGCCGATGTTCACGGTTTCGCGGTCGCGGTACAGCGTGCCGACATTCAGCAGGATCGCCGCCTTGATCGGTGCCGGCACATCATCGGCGTCGCCATAGCCGGCGGTGAAGCGCACCCACACGGAATCGGGCTGACACCGCGTCGATGGCCATGTCTGACCATAGGCCGGGACGATGCGGGCCGGTTCGCCGGCAACCACCTGATAAAGCGACGGGTCCAGCGTCTGTTCCGCCCCGTCGCCGTCGATGTACTTGACGCTGTCCACCGTTTGCAGCGGCGGCAGCGGGACGGTGATGGAGGCCGGGAAACGGTCAAGCCGCAATTCCCAGGTCTGCGTCATCAGCGCCCGTCCCAGCCAGCCGTCGCGGCCGTCCAGGTTCTGCCGGGTGGCGGCGATCATGGCCGTGATCAACGTATCCTCGTCGCTGCCGGTGACGCGCAGATGGGCCTTGGCCTCGGTCAAGGAGACCGGTTCGGCGGTGGGGGCGGTGACGAGGGTCAGGGACATGTCATCAGCCTCCGGCGTTCCGCCGCTTGGCTTCCTCGATGGCGGCGGCCTTGTCCATGGCATCCGTCACCGGCTTGTCAGCGGCATCGAAGACCCGCCAGCGGCCGGAACCGGCGTGACGGGCGGTGAAGGTGGCGGGTGACGATTGCGGCATCGGCTTGGTAACGATTGCGGCGGGATCGGGGATGGCCGCGACGGAAGAAGGTTCGGCCTGGATCGCGACGCCCGCGGCGATCAACGCCTTGGCGCGGGCATCCGGGAATCCGGCCTGTTCACCCGCCATGTAGGGAGTGCTGTTTTTGATGAAGGTGACGATCATGGGATAATCGGCGGGGCCGACGCCCCGCCGCTCCTTCTATCGTTAAACCTGCGAGGCGGTGACCGGGTTCTCGGTGCTTCCGGCCAGGATGTAGATCGCGCCCAGTTCGGCGGTGTCGGTGCCGCTGGCGTTCAGATCGGGGGTGAACTGAATGCGGATATAGCGGTCGGCGCCGCTGACATCGAAGTCCAGTTCCACCACGCCGGTTTCGGTCGAGCCGCCGGTGGCGCCGGTGGCCTGAACGGTCGAGGCCAGGGCATCGCCGTAATCGGCCGCGCCGGTGCCGTCGGATGCCGAGGCATCCTGAAGGTTGGCGGCGATCGCCAAGGTCTTGGTGGCAGCCAAGGTGGCGGTGTAGTTGATCACCACCTTGACACTGTTGAAACCACGGCGGTCGATCCAGGCGCCGTCAACCTCGGTGGCGTCGCCGGTACCGCCGGCGGTGACATCGACGCCGGCCTTGGCGTAACGGGCCGCCAGCAAGGCGCCGACATTGTTCATGGAAGCATGCATATCCAGGGCTCCTTAATAGGTCACGCCGGTCAGGACGGAAATCGCGGTATCGCGTTCCATCTTGGCGTCGGCTTCGAGTTCCAGATGGATCAGCATTTCGTTGCGCTGGATCAGCGAGTAATGCGAGTTGCCCGACTGATACGACCCCTCGATGCTGACGCGCACCTCGGCATCGCTGCCGTTGGCGATGATGATGCTGGGGCCGTTGACGAAGATGATCTCGGCTTCGTTGCCGCCGCCGCCCAGGTTGACCGGGATCTGGTTGGTCATCTTGATCTCGTAGCCCAGCAGGGTGTTGTTGGTGTCGATGCTGGGATAGACCTTGTTGCCGTTGGCGTCTCGCAAATCGGCCAGGGCGGCGCGGGTCCGGGGCGCCATGACCCAATAGCCGGCGGTGATCATGATGTTGGAGGTCTGCAACACGGTCACGCGGGACCGCAGGTCGCTTTCGATGTTGGCCGCGGTGGTGCCGGCGATGGCCTTGACATTGGCGGCGGCAACCTGGTTGCGGATGCCCAACGGCACGTTGGCGGTGCCGGAACCGCGCAGGAAGCCGGCATCCTCGTTGACGGCCAAACGCTCGCGCAGGCGACGGACGATGAAGCCTTCCAGGTTGCGGACGGCGGCGCCACCACGGGCGGCGACGTCCAGCAGCTTGCGAGAGATCACCGCCTCGATGGGCAGGCGCTTGGGGTCCAGCCGGATGTCGCCGAACGAGAAGTTGCCGGGGGTGGGGGCAGCGTTTTCGGCCAGCCAGGAACCGGACGGGGCGGAATCCTCACGCGGCAGGACCAGCGTGCCGGGGACGGTCAGCACCTGCGGCTGCATGCCGCGCACCACCGTCATGTTTTCCAGGCCGGAGATGATGGTTTCGGCGAAATCCGGCAGGGACAAGGCGCCGCCAGTGGCGTAATCGGTGACGGAATGGGTGGACTTGACGATGGCGGCCATGTCGTCGCCATAAGCGGTCTTGATGAAGGCTTCCGACGACAGGACGCCATCGGTGTGCTTTTCGATCATGCCGGCAATCATCTTGGCCAGCGGGGCCTTTTTGACCAGATCGGAATCGGCCTTGACCGTGGCCGGGGCCATCGTGCCATCGGGCGCCTTGCGCTGGACAGCCGAGGCGGCGGCGCGGGTTTCGGCATCTTCGATACGGGCGATCTTGGCCTTGATCTCGACGATCTCGGCATCGACGGTGTCGAAGCTTTTGACAGCAGTTTCGTAAGCCTCGCCACCGGCTTCGGCGGTTTCGGTCATGGTCTTGGCGAAGCCGCTACGCTTTTCCTCCGCGTCGGCCAGGGCCTGGCGGAGATCGTGAATGACAGCCATGGAATGTCTCCTATGCATGGCATGAAAAGGCCGCCCACGATGGACGGCCCCGCACCCTCCGCCACGGGAGGGGATTACAGAAAGGATCAGGCGGCGATGCCGGCGGCCTTCAGCTTGGCGGCGGTCAGGCGCTTACGGGCCTCGGAGGCAGGATCCTTGCTCATTTCTTCGATCCGCGTTTCCTGCCAGCCGTCGCACACCATTTCCGGGGCATAGCCGTTGGGCAGAGGGTATTCGGAGCAGCCGCCGCCTTGCCCGCGTGCGCAGGTGCGGCACATCGGGGCTTGGCGATAATTCGGTGCCTTCTTGGCCTTTTCGACGTTCGCGGCTTCGCTGGTGCCATCCTGTTCCGGCGGCACGTCCTGCGCCTTCATCGCCATGATATTTTTGCGTGCCAGGGCGATCTGATCCTCGGCACCAAGCAAACCCCGTTCGATGATCAAGGCATCCGGGTTGGCGGGAACCGAGACGAAGCTGAATTCCAGCAATTCCGACGACAGGTATTTGCGCGGCCCATAAGCCCGGTCAGGATCGATGGGGGACCACTCGCCCGGCATGAAGCCGATGCTGGTGGCATTGACGATGCCGGCCTTGATCAGCGCGTAAACTTCGTCGGACTTTTCGCAAGTTCCTTCAGCGGGGAACTGGACCAGGGCTTCCAGCTTTCCGGCCTTGACGCCGATCTCGACGCAGCGGGCGATGGGCTTTTGGTGGTCGTGCATCCACAACACCACCGGATTTTGCCGGAAGCGATCCAGCTTGATCCCTTCGGCGACAACGATGTCGCCGCTGCGGTCAATGGTGGCCGTCGAGGCGATGACGCGGACCTGCCGCTCGCCAATCGATTTCACGACGAAGGTGTAATCCTTGCGCACGGAATCGACATCCTGATGGTCGCTCATTGCGGGTTTTCCTCGTTGCTGGGCCGCACGTTGGGCGGCGTGACCGACACGACGTTGCCGTCGGAATCGACAAAAGCGGTGTTCAGGGGGCGGGCCCAGACGTTGCCGCCGGGCATGTCGTTCATACCCTCGGCACGGCGCCATTCGTTGATTGACAGGGCGCCGCCGCCGGCTTGGGTCTTGGCACCTTCCTGTCGGGTCTTAAAGTCGGCGCGAAGCAGGCCGTTGACGTCGAATTCGACTTCCAGGTCATCGGGCAAATCGAAGGAGAGGCGGAACTGATCCTCGATGGCCTTGATCAACACCATCAGGGTTTGGTCGTAATAGGACCGGTTCAGTTGCTCGACGTTGTTATTGGTCATGCGATCCAGCATGCCGATCATGTGCAGCGGGATACGGAAAGCGCGGGCGATTTCCTCGATGGTGAACTTGCGCTGATCCAGGAACTGCGCATCAACCGACGTCATGCCGAGCTGCTGGAACTCCATCCCTTCTTCCAGGATCACCGTTTTGCCGCTGTTGGCCGACCCGCCATATTGACTTTGCCAGGAAGACCGCAGCCGGTTCGCCGCCTCCTCGGTAATTTTTTCGGGGTGGCGCAACACGCCGCCCGGTTGGGCACCGTTCGCCAGCATGCCGGCTGACATGCTTTCGCCAGCGATGGCGATGCCGATGGATTCCCGCATCTGCGCCAAGGGCGACAGCCCGACCATGCCGTCCAGGGTGAAGCCTCGGACATGCATGATGTCGTAGGCCGGAACCATGATCGGGGTGTTGCGCAGCACCGCGTTTTCCAGCGTCGTGCGCCGGGAAATGGCGTAGAACAATTCCCCGGTGACGCTTTCATAAATCGTCACCTGTCCAGGGTTCACCGGCCACAGGCCGACGGGGGCGATTCCCCGGTCATCGCGCAGGATCACGCTGATGGCGTTGCCGCGAAACCCCAGGCTGGCCCCCATGGCCATGAAGAACGATGTCGGAGTCATGAACCGGTTCGGACGCCGCAGGATGGCGTAAAGCGGATGATCCTTGGCGCGGTCCCAGCCGGTACCATCCTTCCGTGCCCGCCAGATATCCGCCGGCAGCTTGGCGATGTCCTCGGCAATAACGCGAACACAGGCATAGACGACAGATACTTTGAGTGCGGTTGCATCGGAAACCGTTGCGCCGGCAGCGGTAGGCCCGCCGCCGAACAGCGACACAAGGGAAGCGGACGGATTTTGCGTGTTGCCGAGCGAGGACTTTCGCGCCCCGGTCTTGGCCGCACGGTGTTTCGCCTTCTTGCCCATCTGGTTTCCTTAAAGAACGATGAATCCGCGAGATTCGTAAACCGACACGGCCTGCATCGGCGCCGGGTTCATTCGCATCAGCGCCACCGCGTTATAGGTGGCCATCAGCGGATCGATCTTGGCGATGCCGCTGGCCGATTTAGTGATCAGGATGGCGTTTCCCCGTTGCTCGGCCTTGGCGTTGCCGACGCACCAGGACATCATCGGCCGGCCGCCGTGGATAAGACGGCCATCGGCCAGGGCGCTTTCCGTGTCGCGGATGACGCCGTTCAGACGAAAGCCCTGGGAAATTCTGACCACCCGCTTTTCGGTGTCGAGTTCAACGCCAGCCAGGGCGCTTTCAATGTTGGTGGGACCGCAATCGTCAACGGCGACGGCATGTTCGGCCAGCAGCCCGGTTGCCTCGACCCTGGAGACAATGGCCGCGATCTGGGCGCCGGCTTCTTCCACCATGTCGACGAAGGTCAGGTCGCCGTCCTTCTCGAATTCTTCCAACTTGGTGGCGATGGACTTGCGGATCGTCAACACGCCGCGATGCGCCCAGGCGTGATGCCAGGTCAGCCATATCCGCGACCCCTTGACCCGGCCCATGACGCAGAAGCCGAACAGGTCATCGAGACCTCCGTCGTCGGCGCCGACCACCACGACCTCGGAGCGTTCAAGCAGGGCGTCCAACGTCAGGCTTTTGTCGCCAGCGGCACCCCATACCTTGGCCCCGGACCACAAGCCGGAAGCCGACGTGTCGCCGATCTGGACATTGAGGTGCTTGGCCTCGAAATCGCGGAGCTGTGCATCGCCTTCGGTTTCGGCCTTCGCCCTGGCCTGAAGCAGGGTTTCCAGATCGACGGACGCCCCAAGGTTGGGGTTGGTGATCCTGAAGTTTACCGGGTCGCGATGGGCCTCGGCTTCCAGCATCGCGGTCGGAAACTCGTAAATGATCGGCATGAACGATGGATCGTCGATCAGTCCGTCGCGGACGCCGCGGGCGTAATCCAGCTTCGTCTTGAACACCCCTGATGGGACATCGTCGGACATGGTGGACAGCGAGATGACAAAGCCCTCGGGCCGGGACATCAGTCCGCCGGTCGCTTCCCGGAACATGCTCATGGCGCCAGATCGTTTGCCGAACTGCCAGACCTCATCGATCAGCACCACCGTCGCCTTGCTGCCCGCCACCGCGTCGGTGTCGGCGGCGATGACGTGCAGTTCTGATTTCGTCTCCAGGTGAACGATCCGCTTTTCCCGCCGATAGACCCGGAACAGCGGATCAAGACCATCGGCCGCGAATTCTTCGTTGACCATCTCCGCCATGTCGGCAGCGGGATCAAACGAGTTGTCGGCAATCGTCTTGGTCGGAGCCAGGATCAGGAACTCTGCCGAATGGCGCGGGTTCAGGATCAGTACCGTCATCATGATGCCGGCGGCGATGGTAGACTTGCCGTTTTTCTTGCTGATGCAGAGGAAGAATTCCTTGATCAGTTGACGTTCCCGCACCGGGTCGTAGGCGCCGAAGATGGCCCCCACCAAATCCAGCAGCCAGGGGCGGCAGACTTCGCCAGCTGTCGGCTTGCCGGGGATATCCGATATCCGCAGGCTCTTGAACCGCTCAAGCCCTGCCGCCGCCTCTTCAGGGAACAGCGGTGCGCAGGGCACCAAGGATTCCCCAGCGACGATACGGCGCTCCCAGTCCAGGCAGGCCGTGGACCAGACCGGCGGAGCGTCGAATGGGGACGCCAATTACTTTCCTCCATCCACAACGCCGAAGCCCTTGACCTGACGCGGCGCGAACTTGTTGGCAGCCCCCTTGGGCTTTGCCGCTTCAGGTTTCTGCTTCGCCTGACCATCCTTGGCTTCGGCGCCGATCATGAAGCCGAAAACCTTGACCTTAGTGTCCAGCGGAACATCGGGGCTGTTTAGCGCCTTCAGACCCCACTCGCGGGCGCTCTCAACCGCTCCTGGAAGGATCGGATCAGAGCTTGACGTCTGCTCAGGTTGACGCTGCGTCTTCGGCTTGCGTCCAGCGCCAGGGCGGGCTCCACCTCGTGGCATCAGACACCTCGCAGTTTGAATTCACACCTACGGTGTGTTTTGAAAACCGATTTCAAAAACCGATCCGTGATGTGTGCGTGAGGGGAGCGGCGGCACAGAGGCGCTCATCTTCCTAAAGATTTGCACCCCCCTACCCATTATGTTTCACATACCCCTGGCGAACCCCTGCTCCTTCGCCGTATGGCGGGAGTGGCAGTCATGGCACAGCAGTTCGATGTTGCTCGGGTCCATGGCGAGGTCGGGGCGCTGCCGCACGGTCTTGACGTGGTGGAACTCGGCAACCTGTCCGATATCGCAGGCTTCGCGACGATGCAGGACGGTCAGGCGTCCACATTCCTGGCACAGGCCGCCGCGCTCGGCATAGAGCCGGCGTCGCAGCGTCGACCATTCCCTGGTGCCGTAAAGCTTGCGATGCGGATCATCAGCCCGGCCCCGATCATATTCGGCGCGGCGATGGTCCTGCCGTTCCTGCGCCGTCATGGGCGGAACGACTTTTCTTGTCCTGAGATCGACGCTGGCGGTGCGGGGGCGAAGCTGCGCGAACTTTGCCATGATACGCCCCGGAAATGAAAACGCCCGGTCGGTTGTTCACCTCCGGGCGCATTAAGTCCTGGGAAGGGTGTCAATATCCAGCGGCCATGTCAAGCCTAATGTGTTGATCCCATGGCCGTTCATCGACCCCGATGCTCGTCACCGTCCAGCGTTTCATGGGGGGCAGGATGGCCTTCAGGATCCGTAGACCGCGAAACCACATCGTCCATTCTTCCCGGCAATACTCGACGTTGGGGAACATGGTCACCGGGCAGTATGCAGCAACCACGGTCGTGGCCCGGCCGAAGCGGTCAACAATCACCACGTCATGGGTATCCACGGCTTCCTTGCCGTTATCCCGCACCACCGGCCAAAAGCGGCAGGTTTCGCCCCAATCCGGCATGGTGCCGGCAATGGCGTATTGCCAGACCAACGCTCTGGGCATATCCGGCAGGATGCCGATGGTTTCGATCACCGCCATGGCGTCGGAATGGACACGATGCCCGATCTCGCGCCATTCCCCGCCATCGATGCGACAGCCGACCAGGGCGCCGATCTCTTCCAGCTTGGCGCAGCTATCGCGAGGCGAACCCAGCCTCAATCCAAATCCTTCCTCGCCGCCAAGATGGGCCTTCTGTGCTCGAAAGGTCCAGTCAAGCAACCCAAGCAGGGTTGTGTTTTCGCTGATATTGGTCACGGCTCGGTCTCCTGGCGTTCAATCGGCGGCAACTGAGACGGCAGGCAAGCGCCGTCCCTGGCTTCTTCGGTCACGCATTTTTCCAGCCATGCACGGCCCTTCGGTCCCAGGCTGCGCCACAACGCGCACCGGGCCGGCGTCCATGCTCCAGGGGTCCATCGTGCCCCTGGCGTGATCAGGTCGGATGGGGTGGCCAATCATCGGGCTCCCCCACGGATGAGCTCTTCCAAGCCGATTTCGCCGGCTTCGTAGCGGCGGCGCAATTCGCGCAAGGCATCGCGTTCAGCATCGCTCATGGCGTCGATCTTGGCCTGGATGGGGTTGACCCTGGCCAGTTGCTGGCGGGGCGCTTTGACGGCTTCCGGCAAATCGACAACCACCTGCAAGCGCTTGATGGAGGCCCGGAACATCTTGGTTTCACCGACCAGAAACGCATCAAGCTCTTGGAACGTTGGGAAGAACTTGAACGCCCTTGCGGCGCGGCGCTCGACCTCGCGACGCTTGACGACGCCCAACGGTACTTCGTCCAGCAAGGCCAGGTAGGTCGCGGTTTTCGCCGTCGCCTCTTCCTTGGTCAAAGCCCCGGCACAGGCCATGCCGATCATGGTCACGAACCCCCGCATATCGTCACGGCTGGCCGGAACGTCGTGACGCAGCAGCCACGCCAGCAGTTCGGCGGCGGCTTCGCGTTCATCGGCCGCAACCGTCGCCGGAGCCGTCCAGGATGACGGAACCACGTTGCCCGACGGCGTCATCGTCGTCTGGTCGGCGATCATGTCGGCGACCCGCTTCTTCGGCGGCAATGGCAACGAAACCGTTGCGATACTTCGGCTTGGCATCGTCGGAACGATTGCCGCGGCGGATGTGGTCATGGGTATCTCCAGCAGGCAAGGGCCTGGTTCGCGCCTCGACGGCGTCGGCAATGGCCCGGTCGAAGAAATTCAGGCTGGTCGGCATGAAGGCGGGATTGGAGCGGCTAACCCTGGCCTTTCCGAGAACGGTTTTCAGGGTCGGGATGACGTCCAGGTCCAGATCGGCGCCCTGACGCAGCCAGTCCAACACCCTGGCGCCGTGGATGTGCAGGTTCGGGTCATCCCAGGCTCCGATGCTGTCCAAAGCCTCCCGGATCGGATCGCGCCCGCTCGCGATCTCAGCAGCAGTATCTATTTGTCCCTGTCCCTGTCCCTGTCCCTGTCCCTTGCGATCCTTGTGGGATGCTTCTTGTTGTCCCTGTGGGATTGCCTGTGGCACTCCCTGGAACTTCCTCTTGGCAAGTGCCCGGGACTGAGGATTGAGGCTGGCCAGCATGGACATACTGTCGGCGATAGAGCGGTTGAGGTTGGCCGGGTCGAACTCGACGCCCCAGCGCTTTGCGTTGCCAGCGCCGCTTTTCAGGCGCTGCGACAGCTTCTCTATCCACGCCTCGAGGGCCTTCTCAGCCACGACGCGATGGTACAGACGGCCGTCGGCGCATTGCACCCACCCACGAAGTGCGCCAGCTCCACGGAGGCGGCGCCATGTCTTCATGTCGCGGCCGTAGCCAAGGATCTTGCACAGTGCGCCGTCGTCATCGGGAAGGCTGGCGGCGGGAACCTGATGCCACGCCACACACCATGAGATAACGGCCGCGCGAAACGCCTCGGCATCCTCCAGGGCTGAAATCTCGCTGTCACGCAGCCGGGCGACATCCAGCGGCATGAACTCGAAGTCGCGAAGGTCGACGTCGGCCGGGACCAGGGGGGCGGGGAGGTCGTTGCAGGTCATGCCGCCACCGCCCCGGACTGCGCCCGGAAATAGCCCTGCGACACGATGCGGTCATGCAGTTTCACCGCCTGCTTCGCCGCCGATTTGTTGACGGCCTGCCACAGGTCGCCATGATCGGACAGACCCTCATGCAGGCGGTCGTAGCAGCTCTCGAACCGGCTTCCGGCGACCAACACCAGATCACCGGCTTCCAAGCGGTCGCGGACCCAATACATCACCATCAGCGTGACTTTCATTAGCGCATCTGATTCGTAGGGCAGCAACGCATGGGTGGCCACGCGGTCGATCCGGGCCCGCAGCTTCTCCGCCTTGGCCGGGATCAGCCCGTCAAGCGCTTCCTCGCAGCACAGCCGCAAATCTTCCAGCAGCAGCCGGTGCCCCGGCGCCACAGAGACGGAGTGGACACCATGCCCCTCGACGATCCCGGCCCAGCAGCGGCGCAACAGCCGCGCCGGCAGGGCCAATTCGATACGGGCGCGGTCGGTCAGATGCGTCATTCCCGCTCTCCCGTGCAATGAACGGTGACAAAGCCGTCTTCATCGACCTCGGGACGCGGCGCCGCCACAACAGCGCCAAGCGACCGCAACCAGTCCTGGGCATGGCGGCAAGACGGCTGGCAATAGCTCGGGGCCGGGCAGGTGGCGCTGCGCTTCGGGCAGCGGGCAAAATCAGGATTGGCCATCATTGCCTCCGTTATTGTCGTTGCGCTGGCCCCGCAGGCGTTCCTTGGCCAGATGCAGGACCACGGCGGCGCCGAACAGGGCGATCATCAGCAACAGGGAAAGGGTGCCGGAACTGGTCATGCCGCCCTCCACGTCATCAGCCAGGAATAGGCGCCGTGGGTGCCGCCCTGGATTGGCGCCGCTTTGCCGCCGATGGCGGAGAAACAAGCGGCGAACGCCGGGCACCAGCGGACGCTGTGGGGGACGAAGGCGTGGAGGGTTGTCATAGCGGAAGCCCCCCCTGAACCGGCTTCACAGCGACCTGAGGAACGAACAGGTCGGCCTGCCGATAGGCCTGCTCGATACGACGGCAAGCCAGCTCGAAAAACTCGGGATTCTGCTCGATGCCGATGAACCGCCGGCCGAGCTTGGCGCACGCCACGCCGGTGGTGCCGCTGCCCATGAACGGGTCCAGCACCACCGCGCCGGGATCGGTGTACAGCGACACCAGATCCATCATCAGCGGGACGGGCTTTTCCGTCGGGTGGCCGCCGTGCCGTCCGACGTTGACCGGATGGGTGAACACGCCACGGCGCCCCCCCCCCATTCCAGCGACGATGGCCGCCGCCGCACCAAGCCGTCACCGCGCACTCAAAACCGCGCGCCGCACCCTGGCCGTTAAACCGAGGCGCCGCATCGGGCTTCACCCAGGCAAGGCAGGTGTCGTACTTGGCGCCAACGGTTTGCAACTCGTCGCGCCAAGCACGCACACCCTCGGCAAGGCAAAACAGGATGGCCCAGCCACGGCAGCCAGCGACGACGGCCCGCGCCACGTCTGCGCGCTGGGCATTGATACCGTCGAAGCCGAGGTCGGACACCATCTGCACGCCATCGGTGCGCCGGATGCGTCCGACGGCGTTGTGCAGCTCATCTTCATAGGGCGGGTCGCTGATGACGTGGTCGACCTCGCCGAGGGATGCCATCACCTCCAGGCAGTCGCCCAGATATAGGGTGGCGTTCCCGATGATGACCGGAGTGGAGATGTTCTGGCTCATGCCAACGCCTCCACCATCTGGATGCGTTGGCCGATCCAGGCCATGACCGGAACGGCCATGGAATTGCCCAGCGCCTTATAACGCGGCCCATCGGCGGCGGGTTTGCCGCGGTACGGGACCAGCGTGTAATCGTCGGGGAACCCTTGCAGGCGCTCGCACTCGCGCGGGGTCAAGCGGCGAACGCCAGCAGAACAACCGATTCCGTGCTGCGCACCAGCCTGGAGGGTGAACATCGGGGCTTCGGCATCCCCGATCCCCATTCCAGCACGAGGGGCGTCCGCGCTTGGTCCGGCACGTTTCCCAATCTCAAGGATGGGAAACGCCACCGGAACCAGCGGCGTGCCGCGGCCCGTGCCGTCCTCGCTGGCGTCGAAGCCTTCGGCGCGCAGCGCGTGGGCAATCAGGCCATCACCAAGCTGGAAGCCGCTATGAGCATCCCCGTTGCTCCGCATGGTTCCGGTGACTTCAGCGGCCACGAAGGTCTGCATGGACGGGTCCAGCCGTCCGGTCGCCGTCCGGCACGCCGTCAGCGCGTGGCTGATCTCGCTGCCGCCGTCAACGCCAACCGCAACAGCATTAGGGCGCTTAGCCCTGATGGTGGGGCTGAGTTCTTCGCTGATCCCTAAGCCACTGCGCTCACCTGGGCTACCGCCTGCACCTTCACCGGATCGGTCGAAGCAGTCGCTGCTAATGCCGAATGCAGGACGGGAGGAAGTTCGCGCCCCCGCTTCTCGGCGCGGCGGAGGATGCCCTTGCAGGCTGTGGCGCTCAAAAAGTACCGCTGCGGCACGGCGCCAGTCTCCAAGATGTCCGACAACGAACACGCGACGGCGCCGCTGTGGAACTCCAAAGTATTGAGCGTCCAGCACTCGGTAGGCGAACCCATACCCGAGTTCAGCCACGCCCCCGAGGACGGTTCCAAAGTCCCGCCCCCCCCCTGACGACAGGACACCAGGGACGTTCTCCCAAACCAGCCAGCGGGGCCGCAGGCGATCAGCCAGGCGGAGATATTCCAGGGCGAGGTTGCCACGGTCGTCAGCCAATCCACCTCGCAGGCCGGCGATGCTGAACGATTGGCAGGGGGTTCCGCCGACAAGAAGGTCAATTGGCTCATACTGGCCGTCCTCAATGGTGGTGAAGTCGCCATGCAACGGAATTCCCGGCCAACGATGGGCCAGAACAGCGCGAGGGAACGCCTCGATCTCCGAGAAAAATGAGGCCCGCCAGCCCAGAGGGCGCCAAGCAACCGAAGCGGCTTCGATGCCGCTGCAAACGGACCCGAAGCGGAACGGGGCGCTCATTCCCCCCTCCCTTCGTCGTCATCGCACATCAGACCCTGGACAACCCATAGCACCCCAAAAACCAACAGCGCGGCGATGCCCATCAGCCCGCCCATGCTCAGCATGGCCATCTCCAATGCGCTCATAGCTGGAACTCCGGGCCGCGACGGCTGCCGGCCGATCCATAGGCATCGCTGATCCCGCCATAGCTGACGACATCGGCACGCGGCGGCATGTCGCACAGCCGCGCCGGGAAGCCGCGATCACGTCGCGCCTCGGGGCTGTCCTCGAACCGGCCAATCGCGGCGACGGCGGCAACGAAGCCTTCCGGCGTCATGGTCAGTTTCGGCCATGAATATTTCCCCTGCGCCGCGACCCAGGCGGCGTTGCCGGCCGGGTTGCCATTGGACGCCGGCAAGGTGCGGCGACCGGTGGCGCGGATCACCACAACGCGTTGCCGCGGCGTCGGCCATTCGGTCTTGATCAGCCCAGCCTTTTCCAGGCGGGCAACGGCGACGCGGGCGGTGTCCCGCTTGATCCGCAGCGACAGCGCCAAACCATCCAGGCCGGGGCAGGGCAGCTTGGTGTCGGCAGCGTGGGCAAAGGCGGCATAGATGACCCTGGCCTTTTCCGCCAAGTCCCCGCACGCCGCGAAGTTCAATTCCTGTGTCATGTCATCCCCCTATGCTGGTGTTGACGGCGGCGCTCAGGCCACCATGCGTTGTTCGGCGACGCGGTCGATCCATGACCGGTCATTGATCTTCAGAACCTTGGCGACGATCTCGGCATCGCGACGGCTGCTGATGTGCTCGACCACCCGCATCAACGGCAGGCGGCGGATATCGTCGATGGCCAGCGCACCGACGCTGACAAAGGCGTTGCTGCCGGGCTGGATGACCGCCGTGCGGGCCGGATAGGGATTGCGGCACTCGGGACAGCAGCGCCCGGCATTGCCGGCCCCGACCACCCGCCAGCAGGTCGGGCAACGGATGGTGCCCTCGACCTGACGCTCCAGCCCTTTGACGCCACCCTCCAAGGTCCAGGGACGTTCGGCATCCACCATGCCGTGAGCCATGGTGTTCCTGACTAGATCAATGATCAGGGCTCGGCCCTTGTCGCCGTGCGGCGTCAACGGGCGGCCGGCTTGCTGCATGAAAAGCTGTGTCGATTTGGTGGGGCGGGCCAGGATGGCGGCGCCGACCTCGGGAAGGTCGGTGCCCTCGCTGATCAGATCGCACGACGTCACCACCTGCACCGTGCCGTCGGCCAACCCTTCCAGGGCGGCGGCGCGTTCGGCGGGCGGCGTGTCGCCGTCGATGCTGATTGCCCGCCAGCCGGCCCGGCGAAAGGCTTCGGCGGTGTGCTGGGCATGCAGGACGCCACCACAGAACACCACACAGCTTTGCCCAGGGGCGAAACGGCCATAGGCCCGCACCGGGGCACGGATGAAATCGGGGTTGTCCAGCAGAACCCGCAATTGGTCGGCGGTGAAGTCGCCGCGCCCCCTGACGCTCAGATCAGACAGGTTCAGCTTGGTGGGCGGCGCCACCACGGCGAAATCAGCCAGCCAGCCATCTTGCATCAAGCGCCGCATGGACGGCCCGCGCACGGCGTCGCTGAAGACATCGCCCAATCCCTGGCCATCGCTGCGATACGGCGTCGCGGTCACGCCCAGCAGCAGGGCCTGCGCCATGGACTGCGCCAAGGCCAGCCATTTCCCGGCCACGCTGTGATGCGCCTCATCGAGGCAAGCGAGGTTAAGACCAGCCAGCCAACGGGCTGTTTCTGTACAACCGGCACGCAGCCGGGCCAGAATGGTATCGATGCTGGCCACATGAACGGAGTGCGACGTGACCCCGCTGCCCGGCGCGATCACGCCATGGGCGATCCCAACACGGCTCAGTGCCGCGCTGGCCTGCTTCAGCAACTCGACGCGATGGACGAAGAATCCGACCCGCCAACCGGCGGCACCAGTCACCGTTCCGGTCACCTCGGTCATGACGCGAGTCTTTCCACCACGGGTCGGCAGCACGAACAGCGGGTTTCGACGGCGCATCAACAGCGCCATGATCTCGTTGGCGGCGGCAGCCTGATAGGGGCGCAGGGCGTTGCTCATTTTTCGCCCCTTTTCGCCTTGCTGGCCGCGATCAGCGCATGGTCGAGGTCGCTCTTGACCCTGGACCGCTCCCGTTTCAGCCCCCTGATATCCTCTTCAAGCTGCTGTCGTTCCTTACGCAGCCCCTGAACCGCCAGCAGCTCAGCCTCTTCTTTCTCGGCGAAGGCCAGCATCCAGTCGAAAGGGTCAATTGTGGCGCCGCAGTCTCGGCACACGACGGTGCGGGAATGCTTGTCGACGGTAACCGGCAGATGCCGGCAGTATGACACTGTCCTTGCCGGAGCGGGCTTGACCCGCAGTGACCGCGCCTGGGCAAGCTCGACGATGGTGCCTGTGGGTTTGGCGTCGATCTCGATCATGCCGCCACCCTCCGCCGCTGCCGCGCCGCGTCCTGAACGCGGTGGCAGCCCAGCGACCACAGGGCCATGCTGTCGGCATGGTTGTCGTCGATGGGGGACCATCCCAGGTTCATGCAGGTGGCGATAATCGCCGGCTTGTCGGCGTCGCCGTGACCGGTGAAATGCTTCTTCACCGTCGACGGCTGCTCGCAGCCCAGCAGATAGACCTTGCGGCGATGGCAAATCGTCGCGGTCAGCACCGCCAAACCCATCAGCTTCAAGGTGGTGGAATGGTTCGCCTTCTGGGGAAGAATAGGCGCTTCATAGATCACCGCAGCTGGCTTCAGCGCCGCCAGCTTGCGGTCGAACCAATCGCCGTAATCGGACAGGAACGCCCCGACGCCGCAACCAGGCCGACCGACGCGATAGATGCCGCCGGGCGGTTCCGGCATGCGGGTGCTCGCCAACAGCAATGCCGTCGGCGGCGGTCCCGGCGGTACCGGGGCGCAGGTCCACCCGAGGTTGGTGGCGAGGTCAAGGGCGAGCAATCCGGCCATGGCTTAGCCCCGGTCCCGCCAATGCGGTTTGGTGCAGGCCGGCGCCGCCGTTTTCTGACCGGTGGCGGTGATGGTGACGACACGATCCCGCTGGAACCGCTGCACACTGATGGTCCCGGCTTCCTCCAGCCGCTTGATGGCGTTGATGACGGAACTGGGGCTGGCGTGCCCCGTCATATAACACAAGACGAGATTAGTCGGGCACGGCGCCCCGGCTTCCGCCGCCCGCACCAGGGCGGAATAAACCGTCATATCGGTGGTGTTGCCGATCTTCATGATCAAGCCGCCTCGGCCGGGACGGTTCGCGCCACATCCTCGCGCTCGGCCTTGGCCTGGCGCTCGGTCCACCCCAAATCCCAACGGCCATGGGCATCGGTGTCGGCTTCATGCGGGTTGGCGTCACGGGGCGAGCCGGCCTTGTGCGCTGCCCAACCATCGTTGTATCGGTCAACCTCGATTTCGGCGCGTTCGGCCCCGGACATCCGGCCGCGCTCCCACGCCTCGGCTTCGCGGCTGCCGGCTTCATGCGGGTTGGCTTCGGCACCGACACCGGCGAAACCGGCTTCCTTGCCGGCATGAACGTAACCGGCATCGTCGAATTCTTCGTCATCGGCGGCGGCAGCGGCAGCCCAATCGGACGCAGGTTCCGCTTCGCCTTCGTCGCCACCGAAACCGCCGACAGCGTCGACTTCGCCGTCCAGGCCGTCCAGCAGGTCCGCCGGCTCGTCGTCATCATCGGCCTCGACCAGCTCGACGCTGCCCGGTTCAGGATCCTGCAGCCGCCGATCCGCCACCGCGGCTTCCTCGAACAGATCGGGTTGGCGGCTTTCGCCTCCCAAGTCGATGTTCAGCGCCTCGGCACACAGGCTCAGGCCGTCCAGGCTGTCGTCGCGATCCTCGACTTCCAGGGTGTACAGGCGCAGCACGACGCCGAAGTCGGACGCCTTGACCCCGGTCTGCTTCACCCGTCCACGGGCGGCGGTGATGTCCTCGGCCAAGGCCTTCATCTCGCTTTTGATGCGGATGATGTCGCGGGCCGCATCGCCGATGATCTTCAGCTTCTGCGCCTTGGTCAGGCTGGGGGCGGGGGCTTTGTTTTTGCTGGAACGGGCCATGGCGGCGCTCTCCTGTCGGGGGTGTGGGTGGATGACCTGGGCTTTCTTGGCTTGCCGGGCTTGGCGCCGCGCTTTCTTGGCGGCCAGTTGGGCAAGGCGGTCTTGGTGGCGACGCGCCGTCATGGCGTCACCGGCAGTGAAAGCCCCCGGCGGCGCCAAAGGGCAGCCGACCGGGGCAGGTGCCGTGCGGTGAGGCCAAAGGGAGACACGCACGGGGGAAGGGTCGGGCGTCCGGGTGGGGATGGGCGGGAAGGCCCGGACGCCCGCGCCACCGTCCGGGATATCCGACTGCCGTGGCGTTCTCGATGATGAAGGTGGGGCCGTCGCCAGGGATTTCGGCGGGCACGGCGACGGCCCCGTGCGCAACCACCGGGCGGAGGGGGAATCCGGCAAGATCGGTGGTGCGCGTCGGCATGGGTTCAGACCTCCCCGCCATGATCGCCACGGCCGTGGCGCAGGCGATGAAGCTGGTCATAGGTGTTTTGGGCGCGGATGATGACGCGCTGCAGCTTTTCAAGGCAGATATCCAGCTCGACGTTGTCGCGCCGTCCGTCCTCTTCCATGTCGGCGATGGCCGACCCAAAGGCCGACGCGTCGGCGTCCAGCCGCACCGCCATCTGCATGGGGTCACGATTAATCAGACCGTCGCCGTCCCGCGGCACCAGATCGTATCCGGCCAGTTCGGCCAGGACGCGGGTCACCAGCGGCAACCCGACATCGTTTTCCAGATCGGCGATGGCGTCGGCGGGGATGAACTGGTCGCGGTGCGGCAAACCGTAATAGGACAAAGACGCCCCGGTGACCCGGCAGACCTGCGCCGCGCTTTCGACGCCACCGGCCTGCGTCACCAGCTTGCGCGTCGCCGCCTTGATCTTGGCCTTGCGCTCATCGGGAAGGCTGGTATCCACCGCTTTGGTGATCATTTGAATATTCCCCCTGGGTTAAAGTTTGCCCGCTCTGCGTGTGGTGTCAGTCTGTCCTCATCAACGGATAAGGAAGCCCGCCATGAAGACCGGAACCGACGCCACCATCGCCTTGGCCGATGCCGTCACCGCCGCGCTGTTCGCGATTACCGAGCTGCTGAAAGCCGCCCGCCGCGCCGGTAACCGTGACGTGGTTGAGGCCGGCGAATATTGCTTGGAAACGCTGGTGGTCGCCGTTGACGGCATCGACCGCTCGGCCCCGACGCCGGCCATGGTCTGGCCTGACAACGTCATCCCGTTTCCGGGGCGGCGGTGATGGGATGCGGCGATCTGGCGGCGGGGAGCGGTCATGCGGCTTCGTCCCTGGTAGACAAATGGCCATCAAGAACGCTTTCGACGTCTTTCCATTTTGACAACAACGGCTCTGTGTCTCCGGACTTCCACCGCTGCCATGTCGAGCGATGTATGCCCGCTTTTGAGCACAACTCTGAAATGGAGAGCCCGCATGCCTTGGCACGCTTCTCTGCTTCGATAATGGTTGGTCGTATATCCATGGGAATGAGAATATGCGCACGATTGCGCATCGTCAAGCGCATTCATGCAAATGGATTGCGCACGCGTTCTTGCGCATTGTTGCGACATGCTTAAGGATCAACAGGATCAGCAAAGGGAATTTATCAGGAAGGCGATGGACGCCACGGGCCTGGACGCCACCAATTTGGCCCGCAAAGCAGGTCTTGTGCCATCGACCCTTAATAGGTTCATGAATAAGCCCGTCACCCATTTGCTGAGCGGTCGAACGCTAGCGGCAATATCAAAGGCGTCAGGTGTTTCTGTTCCACTAGATATCGGGTCGTATGTTGCGCCGATTTCGGTCGATATCAGGGCGCAGGAAGTGGGGGAGGCGAAAGAGAATTTTACTGACCACCCCAATGCCGCCGCTGCCGCCAGTGCCCGCGCCCACAAGGCCGATATCGTCCGCGCCATCACCGCCGAACCCGAGCTGTTCGCCTGGCTGATGGCGGCCTATCGCCAATTGCATCAGGAAGAGGGGGTCGCCATCACCGACGATCAACTGGCGGCCCTGGTCCTGGACGATTACGCCGAACTGGTCACCGAATGCGCCACCCCCGAGGAACGACGCATCCTGGCCAATGGCTTCGTGGTCAAACAGCGCGGCTGGCTGCGACGGAACAAGGACAGGATCGGCGCCTAGGCGGCACTTCCCGCATTAGTCCTTATTGTCGATAGCCGCACAAATCCCGATCAGCCGCTCATAGGTTTCCTGCACCTGCAGGCGTAGCCTCACCATGTCTACAGCCAGGGCGGACAAGTCATCGTAAATGGCGCGGTCGTTGAACCGTGCCCCCGTCATGGCTTTCATTCGGTGGTTATTCAAATCCACAACAACGCCAGTGCGACAGTGGATTTCAGGGCTGGGCAACCGTGCCTTGTGCTGGCGGTTTTTCTTATGACTTTCGTCTTGCATGTCGAAAGATGCCCCCTCATCTTCACCTTTGCCTGGCTAGGCAAGGTGGTGCGGTTTCTACCGTGAGGGGGTGACATCCCCGATATGCTGCCGGGATGCTCCAACATCCCGGTGGCCCCACCTTTCAGGCGAGTGCATGCAAGAACAATATCGCGCCATGCGTTTGCACTCAATGCGCTAAATCCGCATATGCACACATTCTGAAGTTATGGGCGGGCTATTGCGACGGTCTTTGGTCCGCTCGCTCGTTCGGCTTCAAGTCGCTCCCGGCTGTGATTTTCGCCCTGATCTCGGCAACCGTCGCCGCCATGGCGACGAAACGCTCCGGCGTCGTCGGATGCGACCGGGCAAGCCTGATGGCGGCCGGGTTGTCAACGGCCATCTTTCGCCAGAAATCCGGGGCCGCGCCGATGTCGAACCCGGCCCGCGCCGTCACGTAAAGACCGACATAATCGGCTTCCGCCTCGAAATCCTGGGAATTGATCGCCGCCCCGGCCTGTTGTCCGAAACGGCCGAATGATTGACCGGAACTGACGCCGCCAGCCATCAGCAGACTATCGACGATCACCCCCAAGACCATGCCGGCCGTCGAGTTCGCCGCCTTGGCGTCGATGTGCCGGCGCAGGTTATGCGCCAACTCATGCCCGAACACATAGGCAAGCTCGTTGTCATCCGTCGCCATTTTCAACATGCCGCCGGTGATGGTGATGCCGCGCCCGTCGGCATAGGCGTTGACGGCTGCCTCGCTCCAATCGACACGGGCGCGGTAAACGCAGGACGGCACCAGCGCAATCTTGCGTGACGAGGTGGCGCCGTCTCGGATCACCGCAATCGTCACCTCGGGCGTCGTGGCGCTGTGCAAATGGTCACGCAGCACATCGCCGCGATCACGCAGCAGCGGGATGAACGCGTCATCAATGGAATGGATCTTGTCGCCAATCTTCAACCCGGCGCTGTCGTCATAGACCTCAACCACGTCCAGGTCTGGACCGACCCCCAACAGACGGGCGGCGGCGTCCCGCAACCCGCTGAAATCCGTTTTGGTTCGAACCGCTACCGGCATTGCCCATCCCCGCATTTCATCCTGGCACAACGGATGCGCCGCCGTCGCGATCCGATAGGCCACCTGCTGCACGCGGCGCAGGTCGGAATCACGCCGTTCCACCGCCATGCGCTCCTGCAGGTCGCGTTCTGCCGCCACGGCGGCGGGCTCCACCTCCGGTCGCTGGCTGGTCGGGGCGCAGGCCGTCAAGGCGGCGGCAAGGGTCAGGGTGGCAAGGCGTGGCATAAAGCTTATCACCAAACACGTATGCGGATGGCGACGCCCAGATATGGCTTATCCCGTGTGCCGCCGCGTATTTCTTCCAGAACGGCGTCCATCCGCTCGCCGCTATCCAGTTGGTCGGCCAATCGCGGGGCCATGCCGGCCATGATGTAGCCGATCTGCTGACCGTTCCTGCGGCAGACCTTGATGGCGTTGCGGTCATGCCGGTTATCAGGCTCGCGGATCAGCAACAATTCCTCACCAACCCTGGCCTGTCTTATTTCGGCTTGGCGATAGGATTCCCCGGATATGCCGGTAGCAAATGTTCGGCGTGGCTTTGACATCATGACACAATCACCCCTTACCTCCGCGACATTCACGACCGCGCCAACTCATGAAGCCGTTTAATGATTCATTTGGCTTTTGAATTGCGGCAATGACGCCAACATATTTTTCCGCTTTGCCGACTTTAACAATTGAAGCCATGAAGGCGGAATTACCGGAATATCCACCATATGAATTCTTCGCATTGACAAACCCACACACAAAAAACGCCTGCGCCGCGTCATCTGAGCCCAAATCCCTGAACGCTTGCACATGCTCGAACTTGGCAGAATCCGGGTCTTTGAGTTGCTGTTTGACGATAAGTTCCGCCGCCGCCGTCATGGCTCTTGTCAACTTCGACGGCTCGACGCTGTAAGGCGGAAGATCGACCGCATGCGCGGCTTGCAAGAAATTAAAAATTGCTGCAGCCGCTATAACGCGAATGATGAGCACGCCCCACCTCACTGGACTGTGTTCAGTTGAGAAAATTCTATCATTTCATGGGCAAGTGACGCGAACGGCATCAATGCGCACCAATGCGCAAAATAGCGCTTGACGATGCGCAATCGTGCGCATATTCTCACTCCACCAGCGCATTCCCGCCGCTGGCCCCGCCGGAGGGTTCCGGCCCCTTCCTCGGTCACGGCGTCACCGCCCCACACCCACCAGCGCCGGGGCCGAGGAAGGAAAGGGAGGGATGGAGATGGACAACAAGCACACCCCTGGACCTTGGCGCATCTGCCCAGCCGATGACTACGTGCCGGAACGTTTCAACGTTATCGGCAATGGTCCTTACGGCGACGTCATGCTGGCCGAAGAAATCGACATTCACGATGCCCGTCTGATCGCCGCTGCGCCTGATCTACTGGACGCGTTGAAAGCGTTGACTGAAAACCCGCGCCCTGCCGATGAGACGGGCAATTACGGTAAGAAGTACCAGCGATACTCTGACGCGTTTGACGCAGCACGCTCCGCCATCGCTAAGGCGGTGGGGTGATGGCCATGGCGATGCATCCCCGCGAAACATGGCAAGCCGCCTTCGACCTCGCCAAGCGCAATGGGCGCTGCGACTTCGACGCCAGCCGCTACGCCGATCAGGCTCTGGCCGACATGGCCACCTGGGAGGTGGTCAAGCTTGACGCGCCACCGCCGGTCAAGCCCCGCATCAAAGCGGTGAGCGCTCATTGATGAGCCTGATCAGCGAGGCCCGCATGGAAGGGCGTCACGCCCGCCGCGACGGCGTCGCCCGCACCAATTGCCCGACCGAGTTCCGCTACGGCGCCCAAATAGATGGCGACTGGCTGCGCGGCTGGGATTTCGAGGATCGGCAGATCAGGGTCCGCGAAACGCGGAGCCGGGACAAGGAAAGGAACGCGGCATGACTGAACGCGTCTTCGTCAAATCCGTCGGCGGTTTGTCCGCCAACGACATCCGTGGTTTGGGCGAGGTGGTGGGAAAGTTTCCCGCTGGCTTCACCGGCTACCTGTTCAAGGTCCGCCTGGATAGCGGCGCCGAAGTCACCGCCACCGGTGCCGAAGTGTTCAGCGCCACCAACATCACCATGTTCCGTCGCCGCAGTGCCCCTGTCCTGCCGTTTCCCGGCGGGTCCGGGTCGGCGGCTTGAAAACATCAACTCCAGCAAGGATTTATCTCATGTTCCAAGCTCATCAAGGCGATGTCTATATCCGTCAGGTCGCGTCCATCAGCGGCTCCGAGGTTCCCCGCGAGGGCGGCCGCGTCATACTCGCTCATGGCGAGGTCACCGGTCATGCCCATGCCATCGGCGCCCCGAAGGTGGCGATGTTCCGCGACGACAACTTAGGTCGCACGTTCCTGTCGGTTGACGGCGACGTTCCGGCCAACGTGACCCATGAGGAACACGCGACCATCACGCTGCCGCCCGGCCTCTACGAGGTCACCATCCAGGCGCAGTACACCCCCGCTGAAATCCAACGCGTGGTGGACTGAATCATGGCGAAGCTTGCCCTCACCGACGAGCGCCGCAGGATCATTGGCGCCGCCTATGAAGAATGGCGGGAAGTCGGAATGTCCACAGCTCCGGCCGATTTCGATGCCGCCGAAGTGGCGATCACCCGGATCTATGAGCGTTCCGGCAGGAAGCGCCCGTATTTTGTTCGGCTGTCTTCTCCGATGGCGGCGGAGCTTTACATTAACCTGCTGGTGAAGACATGGCCCGCAGCGGGGACCAACTGCGGGGACCAACTGCGGGGCCAACTGGGGTACCAACTGTGGAACCAACTGCGGGGCCAACTGGGGGGCCAACTGGGGGGCCAACTGGGGGGCCAACTCAAGTTTTATGATACGTGGTGCTGGGGATCGTGGGACGCATATCTATGGGGTTGGTTTGACGGCGGTCGCCGTGTCGGCGCTATCTATTCCGAAGGTCATGGCGCCGCGCTTGATGATTGGTGTGCTGTCACCAGATCTTGCGGCTGGATTTATCCCTTTGCCGATTTCTGCATTCTCACTGATCGGCCTGAAGTCATGTCGATCGATACCCGTGGCCGGCTTCATTCCGACAGCGGCCCCGCTTTGCGCTATCGCGACGGGTATTCACTTTATGCCGTTCATGGTCGCCGCGTCGCCGCTGATATCGTCGAGCGCCCTGAAACCATCACTGTCGAAGCCATCGACGCGGAAGCAAACTCCGAGGTCCGCCGCATCATGGTCGAGCGGTACCGTCACGGCAATGACGTCAGCGGCCCCGCCGCTTACCTGATCGACGGGGTCGCCGAAGTTCTAGACGTGGACCCTGAGCATGGCCGCTTGCTGCGTCGCAGCATCAACGACGATGAACCCATCGTCATGGTGCAGGTCCTGAACCCGACGCCGGAGCCAGAAGGCCCGTTGAGCGAGGCCGAGGCTCGAGATGTCTTTGGCAACACGGCCGTTGATGCCGCGCTGCGGAATTTCCGGCTTAGCGCCACTTGGCGGGAGGGTTCCGAGCCCCGCTTCAAGCAATATTTCCTGCGCGTTCATCCTGAGCTGCGCCCGATGAAGAACGGGCAACTGGTTGGTCCGCGTCAGGAAATGACGGCGCTTAACGCAGTGGCATCAACCTGGGGATTGCGTGGCGAGGAATTTGCCCCGCTGGCGAGGGCTTGACCATGACCGCCGGCCCCATCGCCACCGCCTTGCTGGCCCTGGCCGACGCCACTCGTGACGGCGACGTGTTCGGAACGGTTTGCGGCGGCAAGCCCGCCGTGACCATCCGTTTCGCCACTGTGCAGGATCGCGCCCGCTTCGTCGTCGCCTGCACTGAGTTGGCGGCAATGCTGGGAAACCGGGAGTCCGCGAAATGCCCCGCCTGATCGCCTCCGCCATCGCGGTCGTTGCCGCCTTCATGGCCTGGAACTGGTCATCGCCAGCCGCTGAACCCGAACCAGCGCCGTGCCTGCGCATGTGCGTCGACTGCCCGCCGTTCTGTGCCGGCGCTTATGTGCCGCCGGGGGAGTGAGAGATATGGCCGACCTTATTAGCCGCCTGAGGGCCGCTTCCTCTGGGCACACCGCCACCTATGGCGATGCCGTGCCGAACCTGTTCGCGGATGCCCTAGCCGAGATCGTGTCCCTGCGCAAGCTGGAAGACGCGGCTCGCCACGTTTGCACGGGCTTCCCGCATGAAGGAACGGCCTATTGGCAGTCGCCGCCCAACACGTCGCTTGAGACGCTGGTGAAAACCCGCATGAGCTGGACGCGGGCCATGGTCGATGCGATCAGGGAGGAAGGCGACCGGCCATGACCACTACCATCCGCCCCCTCGAATATCGCGACCTGTCGAACGTCGCCATTCTGGTGGCCGAAGCGTTCAAGGGCCGCGACGGTGTCGTGCCGGAACGATACGAGCCGACGGCGATTATCCCCAGGCTGGCATGGTCGCTCGATGCTGCCGGCGATCCCGGTGTCCCGCGTTATCTGGTAGCCACCATCGGCGGCGGTGCCGTCGCTATCGGGGGCTATGCCCGCAGCCGTGCGGCTGGATCAACCTGGGAATTGCTGCTTGGCGCCACTCGCCCCGACCTGCAGGGACGCGGCATCGGCCATGCGCTGATGCTGGCCCGTTGGGAAGCGATCCGGGCCGAGACGCCCGAGGGCGGTCTGGTCACGGTCAGTACCAAGAACCTGGGCAGGTTCCTGCGCTACGGCTTCCACCGCGGCCCGCGCAACCCGGCGACCGGGTCGTGGCTGATGTGGGCCGAGGTGCCGGAGTGGGACGCGGTGCAGGCGGCGGAAGGGAGGGGCGTGGCGTGAGCAACATTGAACTTCTCAAAGCGATGGGCCACAGCTTGGATGGGGTTACGATTCCGACCGCCGTACTATTCGACGCTGTGTGCATCGCGTCTGAAACAACCAATCTCGCCCGCGCCAGGGTCAAAACCCTCTGCCGTGTCGGAGCCTTTGATCAGGCGGCAATAGAGTTGCTGGAAGTTGTGCTCCCTGATTGTCATTGGGGCCGCGATCCGCACGGATACGTGCGGCTCTGGATGCGCGGAGACAATGTCTCAGGCCCTGGTAACCATGGCCTGGACAGCTTCGCCTTAGCCCTACTTAGGGTGATGGTTGCTGCGCTGATCGCGGAGGTGGAGCCCGGCTATGCTTGACCCCGCCCGCATCGTCAGCGATCCGCAGATCGGGTTCTACCGCACCCGCTTGGTCAAGAACGGCCCCTTTGTCCCGGCCCGCATCTGGCGTCCCTGCCATTGCACCATCAACGGCGGCGACGACAACGCGGCCCATGACTGGCGCGATACCTGCGACCGATACCCGCCGCTGGTGGCGGAAGTGGACGGCCAACCCCGTGACTCCTTCGCCACGTGGCCGTCGTTGATCGGCAACGCCATCACCAAGGCCGACTTCGATTTCATGACCGCCGACGCCGAATGGTGCCGCACCCACGCGCCGACCGAGCCCATCGCCAACCCCCGCCAAGCCGTCGATCTGAAGACGCAGGCGCCGATTTTCTGAAGGAACGAATGCAATGCTCCAACGAACTCCCGTCAAGATCGCCGTGAAGTTACAAAATCACTTTCATGACCTTTCCAACGACATCCTTGAAGGCGCTGACCAGATCGCCGGCTTCCTCTACGGCGACCCGAAGAAGCGCGGCAAGGTCTACCATCTGGCCGAGAACAAGCGCCTGCCGACGTTCAAGATCGGCAAGACCATCTGCGCCCGAAAGTCCACCCTCCTGGCCTGGATCGAGGAACAGGAAAAGGAACAACTCCAATGACCACCGACACCCCGCCGCCCATGGGCCATAACGGCCCGCCCGATCCCGCCGCCGAACGCGCCGCCGAGATCATCGCCGCCGCCAACCGTTGGGCCACCGAACGCCCCGAGCTGACCGACCAGGACATGGCAGACAAGTGCAGCGCTTTTCTGGATCAGATCACCGCTGCCACCAAGTCGGTGGAAGCCGCCAAAAAGACCGAAAAGCAGCCTCACATGGACGCGGCCAGGGCGGTGGACGAAAAGTGGAAGCCGTGGGCGGAAAAGCTGGCCGTAGCCGACAGGCTGTTGCGGCCGAAACTGACCGCGTGGCTGGCGAAGCTGAGGATGCAGCAAGACGAAGCGGCGCGTTTGGCCAGGGAAGAGGCGCGGCGCAAGGCCGATGAAGCGGCCCGCGCCGCCGCCGAAGCGGAGAAGGTCCAGGCGGGCGGTGACGTCATCGGCGCCACCGTCAAGGCCGATGAAGCGGCCCGCGCCGCCGCCGAAGCGGAGAAGGTCGCCGCCAAGGCCGCTACGGCTCCGGTCAACATCAAGTCGAGCCTCGGCGCCCGGACCAAGTCCTTGCGCACCAACTGGCGGGCCGATGTCACCGATTTGCCCAAGGCGGTGTGGCACTACCGCCATCATCCCAAGATGGCCGCGCTGGTCCAGGAGCTGGCCAACGCCGACGCCCGCGCCATGGCCCGCGAACAGGGCGGCAAGTCCACCATTCCCGGCGTGGCGTTCGTCGCCAAACAGGTCGCCGCGTAACGAAAGGATCTGATGACATGAGCAGCACCGATTTGCAGGCCAAACAAGATCGACCCTCCAACGCCGAAGCGATCATTCTCCAGCGCGAGGCCAATGCCGTTGCGACGTTCCGCCCTCCGCGTCTTCCCTATCATCCTGCGATTGAAGAGCGCTTCGGCATCGATCAAGCGTCTTGGCGTGCTTTGGTCGAGGCCATCTTCCCGCTGGCGACCACCGTTGACAGCGTCATTTTGGCGCTCAGCTATTGCCGAGCTCGGAAACTCGACCCGTTCAAGAAGCCTGTTTATATCGTGCCGATCTGGTCCAAAGCCGACGGCAAGATGATCGATACCGTTTGGCCCGGCATCGGCGAACTGCGCACCACGGCGTTCCGTACCAAGCTGTACGCCGGCCGTGACGATGCCGAATTCGGCCCCGACGTCACCAAGAAAGTCGGCAACATCAACGTGACCTTTCCCGAATGGTGCAAGATCACGGTCTATCGCATGTGCGATGGAGAGCGCCGGGCCTTCGCCGGTCCCAAGGTTTACTGGCTGGAAACCTATGCGCCGCGTGGCAGGAACGACGTCAGCCCCAACGAGATGTGGGCAAAACGGTGCCGTGGCCAGTTGGAAAAGTGCGCCGAAGCCGCCGCCTTGCGGGCAGCTTTCCCCGAAGAACTTGGCGACGAACTGACCAACGAAGAAGCCGTTGGGATCATGTCCGACGTTTCCGTTTCCAGCGATACGGCCCGCCCGACCCGTGACCAGTTCACCGAAAGCTCCGCCACCACCGTGGTTGCCGACGTTTCCCCGCTGTTCACCTTTACCGACAGCGACGGCGCCTGTCACGATTACGAGGCTCAGGATTTCCTTGACGCGTTCGCCAAAGCCTTGGCCGCAGCCGGCAGCGAAGCCGAGGTTGAAGGGCTGTGGGAAACCAATTCTTCCCTGCTGCCCGATATCCGCGAGATCGACCCTGATCTGGCCCAGGCCGCCCATGACGCCTATTCCGAGGCGCTGGACCGCGTCCACGTCAACGGCGGTGGCCGGCGGCAGCCGGCCCATGCTTCCACCCTGGAAGTCCCGCTGAAAGACAGCGGCGTCAAGGATTACGCCACCTTCTGCAGGATCCTGGCCGACCGCCTGAAGGAAGCCGGCGACATCGATACCTTCAACGCCTGGCAGACCATGAACGAGCGCGAGATGGCCGAGGCCGAGAAGACGGTGCCGAGGGCTTACGCCAGCCTTATGGCGGCCATCGACACCAAGGGCGCCGAACTGCTGAGCGGGGAGGGCTGAGCCATGACCCGCCGTATCCGCCGCCGCTGGCCTTGGGCCTGGATCATCAAGATGGGCCGGACTTAGTCCCGCCAGCCAGGGCGCCGGGGGCATCGTACCCGGCAGCGGTATGAATCCAGCGATTTGTCACGAGCGACGGCAGCGGGGGTCATGGAAGGAAGCGAACAGCACCTGCATAGCAGGCACGGCAGCGGCCCCTTTCATCGCCCACGGGCTTGATGCCACGGAACGTCAGGACAGTTAAGTCGCCCGGCGTCGCGACAGGACAAATCAGAGGCGGATTGCCGCGCCCCACATATCAGGGGGTCGGAAGACAGGCCGAAAGGCCGAGGTGCCCCGCCCAAATCACTGACAAAGAACGACCGCTGGTGATGCGGTAGCCAGGGCCTTGGCCCAATCCGCTGACGCCCCGGAAAGACGGGGATTGATTGGGAGATTTCAAGATGCTGAAAACCGAAGACCAAGCCCGGGAGACCCATTGCCCGATCATCCGCCCGCCGGGGCCGTGCCTTGCCTCGCGCTGCATGGGGTGGCGGTATGCGCCGATGCAGCCCGTCATGATCCTGCGCCGGATACATAAAGGCACCGCAGAATGGGAAGCCTACAGGTCCGCCTGCAAGATGCGGGGAAATTACTTCGAACTGGACGGCGCATGGTGGCGGTACCAGCACACCAGCAGCGACAGCAAGGGCGAATACGACCTGATCATCCGATCCCCCGATGAAGGAGAGGACGTGCCGACTATGGGCGGCTATTGCGGCCTCGCTGGTCCGCCGGAGGAATGACCATGAAACGGATTTTCTGGCGCACCCTTGAACGGTTGTTTGTCACCCTGCGCCGCTGGGTGGGCCGGCTTCACAAATGGGCCGACGAAATGGCTGTCATCGCCTGGGAAAAGGCCGATAACGCCAAGCGCAAACAGCCTACCTGACCTCGTTCACACCGATCCAAATGTTTCCGTCTGACGTGGCGTCAGACGGGGGCGAAAACTGAAGCTGACAGCCGCGAGGAACAGTTGCGATGCTAACCACAGTTCCCCTTGACCTTGACGAGGCAAACGCCTTTGTCGCCCAGCACCACCGCCACCACAGGGCGGTGGTCGGGCACAAGTTCAGCATCGGCGCCACTGACGATGGCAAGCGGATCGTCGGCGTTGTGGTGGTTGGACGCCCGGTAAGCCGGAACAGGGATGATGGTGTCACGCTTGAGGTGACGCGCCTCTGCACCGATGGGACACGCAACGCCTGCTCGTTTCTGTACGGCGCCGCTGCCCGAACTGCGTTCGCGCTCGGGTATCGCCGGATCGGCACCTACATCCTGGCATCCGAGGGCGGCGCCAGTCTGCGAGCTGCTGGCTGGCGCCTGCTGGGGGAGCGCGGTGGCGGATCATGGGGCCGCACCGGACGCCCCCGCGTCGATACCCATCCGCTCGAACCTAAGCTTCTGTTCGAGTGCATTGTTTCCTGAAGCTGAGGACCGCAACCATGACCATGACCTTGAACGGGCTGGCGAAGCTGGCCGAGGAATACAGCCATCGGCGATCGCCGCGACGACAAGATTTATCGGTTCCGCGAATGGCACGCTGACCCGACCAACTAACCTCGTTTTGACTGATCAAATTGCGAGGAACTCGCCATGACCACGACGATGGAACACTTATTAAAAGGTCATCTATGTGAATTCACATCGGAGGGCGACGGCTGCGAGACGCCTGGGTGCGGCATTATCCCCGATGGACAGCCGGTCTATTTCTTCAGCGATGGCGGATACGACAGCCGAGAGGGAACGTATCGCTGCATGAAGTGCGCCCGTGAAATGCTGGAGGAAACAGCCGAGGCCGTAGACGCCATGAGCGCGGGAATGCGTGAGGCGCAGGGATATCCGCCTCTTTCCACCTAGCAGGTCGCCGCTGAATAACCTCGTTCACACCGGTAAAAACTGCCGGAAATCGCGTCTTTCAGACGTACCTGACACCGATCAAATTGTGAGGATGCGATGCCTGACGAATATAAAAACCTGATTGGGCAAATCCGCCTACAAGCGCGTGAAAGTCTGGACCCCGATTACGAGAGGTTCATGACCAGAGCGGCAGACGCAATCGCCCAGCTGGTGGATAAGAGCGACAAGCTGGCGAACGATTTTACTGACCAATACCAGCGAGTTGAAGAAGCCAAGGCCGAAATCGAGCGGATACGCTCCGCGCTGATCGACGCCGATCTAGCCCTGGTCGATGCCAGGGACAATCTGTGCTCTGGTGAAGACGATGACCGTTACTGGCGCTGGTTCAACCGGCACGAACAGTCTGCATTCAACCGCATCAGCGCAGCCGTCGAGACGCGGCTCAAAAGTCCGAAATGCCCTAACTGCAAAGACCCTGGATGGCAGTGGGGATGCGGTGGCGTTGCTGACAAATGGTGCCCACAGCGGCCCGCCTGACCTCGGATAAATAGAAAAACCATGTCGACCAAGACCGACAATATCGTCTCCTTTGAAATGGCCCCTGGGCCAGAGGATGACGCGTTGTCGGCCGCCGACGTTCTGGCGGCGATGGACGAGCTTGCGAGAATCGTTGCGCGGGCCGCCGCCCGTCGTCAAACTCGCAAGATCGCGGAACAGCAGGGCAGGGCGGCAGCATGATGCGCGTGGCAATCTATGCCCGCTTCTCATCAGACCTTCAGAATGAGCGCAGCATCGACGATCAGGTCCGCCTGTGTCGCCAGCTTGTCGATTCGAAGGGGTGGGAAGTCGCTGAAATATACGCCGACTATGCCATATCCGGCAGCCACCTGCGCAGCCGGCCAAACGCCGTTCGCCTGCTGGATGACGCCAAGGCCGGGCGATTTGATATCGTGGTTGCCGAAGCGCTTGACCGTCTGAGCCGTGACCAAGAAGACACCGCCGCCATCCACAAGCGCCTGAATTTCGCAGGGGTGAAGATCGTCACCATCAGCGAAGGCGAAGTGAGTGAAATGCATGTCGGCCTGGCTTCGACCATGTCGGCGATGTTTCTGAAGGGGCTGGCCACCAAAATCAGGCGCGGGCAAGAAGGGCTTGCCTTGAAGGGGTTTGCCCCCGGTGGCCTGGGATACGGCTACAAGGTCAAGCGGGAATTCGACGCCAAGGGCGAACTGATCCGCGGCTTGCGTGAAATCGACCAAGAGCAAGCCGCAGTCATTCGCCGGATATTCGCTGAGGCTGGAACAGGTCGCAGTGCCCGCGCCATTGCCGGTGATCTGAACCGCGACGGTATCGCTGCGCCCTTCGGTGGCATCTGGCGGGCCAGCGCCATCAACGGCAACCGCGCCCGGGGAACCGGTGTTCTGTGGAACCAGGCCTATATCGGGTTGCTGGTCTATAACCGCGTCACCATGGTCAAAGACCCGGATACCGGGAAACGTATCAGCCGTGTCAATCCGACAGACAAGTGGGTGGTAACCGAGGTTCCTGCTTGGCGGATCGTTGATGATGAAGCGTGGGACGCCGTCCAGGGCATCAAGAAAGCAACGGCGGGCATGGCCGTCCATAAGACGCGCCGGCCGAAGCATCTTCTATCCGGCCTGATCTTTTGCGCCTGCTGCGGTGGCGCCTATACCATCAAGAGCAAGGACCAGCTTTCGTGCGTCAACCACCGTGAGGCCGGGGCGTGCGACAATGGCAGAACTATTCGAATAGCGGATATACAGCGGCGTGTCCTTGGCGCCATCCAGGAAAAGCTACTCGACCCTGACCGGATCACTCAGGCCATCAAGGAATATCGCATCGAGCGGAAGCGGGATGCTGCCGGCAGGGCAAAGCGTCAATCTGAATTGATGAAGCGCATCGAGGCGGCTGATCGGGAAATATCCAATCTTGTCGAAGCCATCGCCCAAGCCGGGCTCATTCCAGTTTTTTCCGACAGGCTTAAGAAAGCACAGAAGGATAAGGCGCTGGCGGAGGCTGAACTGAACGCGCAATCATCTGACGACAACGTCGTAGAACTGCACCCCGCGGCCATCAATGCCTATCGTCAAGCCGTCTCCGATCTGGAAACCATCCTGGCCGGTGACGCGCAAGCAAGACAGGAAGCGATGCAGGTTATCCGCCCTCTGATCCAGCGGATCGAGGTGAACCCGGAAGAGAAGAAGGGCGCCACAAGCCTTAAGCTATATGGCGCCCTTCCGAAGATGCTGGGCCTTGGAAACAGAAGGCCCGGCCAGCCCGTTAGGACTGTAATGATGGTAGCGGGAGAGGGTGTTGTTCAACACAGTCCTACAATCGTGATTGCGTGCTGAACAGTAGAAGAACAAATTAGGCCAGCCACAACGCCCCGACCAGCAGGCCGCAGCAGGCGCCGACG